ATATGACCTATTTGTTTCTGGCTATGCTAGAAACATCATTAATTTTTTCGCTCGTTATATCTATGCTAACAGAGAACAACTATATGCTGCTATGAATCTAGACCGATATAAGAAGATTAAAGACAGCACTTCTAATTATATTCGAAAAGCATATAATGACCAAACTGTATCTATTATAATTGCTAGAATCAAAGAAGTAATTTACTATATCTCTGGTTTCGATATTGATTTCTATACTTTCTTGACATTCAATTATAATAGAGATATGTGTGATTTCTTATATCAAAACATTCAACCTTTTGGAAATATCTTTAAGGATGAATTCTGTCAAGTTATCAATAATCCAGAAATTCTAACAGAGATTAGAATTACAATTCAAAAAATGATGGAAGCAGATATGTTAGCTTCTCAACAACAACAGCAAATTGATAATAATCTAGAAGAGGAAGAAGGAGCTGAGTATTAATGCCAGTTATTAACAATGCATATCCCGTAGATGAAAATAATTATGCTTATTCACCATCTGATATGGATATTACTCATAAAGATATGAGTAGAAAAGACATCAATAATTTAATTGATTCTCTATGTAAAACCCGTATGGAGAATCCAGATGTGGTATTGATGGACAATATTAAAAATGAAGCTAAATTCTATGACCCTGTTGTTCAAGAAAAGAAAGAACTTGAACAGGATAATATTGCTGTTGAAGAAGAGATTCTTAAAGGTATTTTTGAATCTGATACACCAATAAGCGTTGAAGAGCAAAATGAACTTATCGCTAAAGGTATATATCAAAAGTATCAAGAAATGAAAGCAAGAAAACAGGGTAAATCTGTACAACAAATGGCTAAGGAGGATAATGAAGCTATGAATGATATCGAAGCAGAGCTCAGAGCAAGTATAAATACACCTATAGCAGGTGATATTGAACAGGTGACAGAAGTTATTTCAGAAACACCTATGGAGGAAATTACGGAGAGTTCATTTCCAGTCGAGTTTACAGAAGAAAAGTGGTCTGATGGAACAGGTGAAATTGCTAATCCAGTTGAAGGCACTACTCTTATTGAAGAAGGTGTTGGAATGGATGCAGAGTCTGTAATTGATACTTTTGAATCAGAGAGAAATAAACCTGAAGAAAAGCATCTTTCTAAAGAGAGTATTGCTAAGCTTGTAGGTGGTTTTCCTACTGCAGTAGCTGCAATGGCTAATCCTCAGGAAGAAACTCTTGAAGATGTAATGACAGAGTTTAATGATACTGTAGATAGTATTAAGAATCTGCCAGAAGCTATTACTGCTAATAACAATGATGCAGAAGAAGACAAGCCAATGTCTGTTGAAGAGTTTAATGATGTTCCTGCAACTGAAATTAATCTTCCTGATGATGTAGTTACTTCTGCACTTATGAAGCAGTATGATAACGTAACTTATGAAGAAGCCTTACAGCTTGTAGATGTAATGAATCGTTATAAGGCACATGAGAAGTTTAATGTATTCGAAGCTTTACCAATGTCTATTAAGACAGTAATTCTTCAAGAAGCTGCATCTGTTGGAGCAGACCGTTCTACAGTTAACTTCTTTGCAAAGACATTCATTAATGACCTTGTAAATAATACTTATCTCGATAGAGAGATTAAGGATTTCAATGCTGAACTTCAGGAAGCTATGGCTCCTATTGGTAACATTGTAGGTACTATGATGGATGAATATAATGATGAAGTATACGATAAATTCACTACTAAGCTTTTTGAAAAGGCTGATGAGATTAGAAACTCTGACCCAGAAAAGGCACTTCAACTTAATACTATCGCTACTAACTTTGAAGCTGCTGTAACATTTAGTAGAATCCGTTCTAATCTTTCTGTTAATAACTCCATCTCTAATAAGCATTATAAATATGCTAGAGATAACTGGAAAAAGCTTGTAGAAGAGTATAATAATATTATTGCTGACGTATCTCCGAAGCCTAGAGATTTGAATATCTGTCTCAAGGGTCTTATTACTGCTGGTTATCCAGAAGATTATTCTAAGACTATTATTTCTCTTGTAGTATCTGAGGTAAAGGATGCTATAAAGAACGGTAGTCTTGAAGAGCATATCTACGCATATTATCTTACTAATTCTCTACTCAATCTTAACTATACTGCTAATAATAGTAAGGTAATTAAGAATATTAAGTATGGTGTTGATGATGCTATTGATATTATTGATAAGTATATGACGCCTCTTAAAATGAGAAATACTAAAAAGAACAGAAAGAGAAATAAGAGAAAGTAATATATGAGGGGTGAGTAAAATCACCCCTCAACATTTTATTAAAATACCAAAGGAGGTAATATTATGGTTTCTTTTTTAACTTGTAATGCAAAAGCTGTATTAAGACTTATCCTTGAAGTATCATATCAAAAGAAGGATAAGATTGCTAAATGTGTATATGAGATTTCTTCTGATAAGGTATATAAGATTACTGTAGCTGATAATATGACTGGTCTATATACTTATAATGCTCGTATTGCTGGATATACTATGTGTAATACAGAAGAAGTATTATCTTTTGTAAACCAGAATACTAAACCTACTGTAGTAGATACACTTAAGATTGACTACTCGGAGGATAATATTTCCAAGACTACTTCTATTAATGTGGCAGATATTCGTTACATTGAGGAGTTATCTACATCTGGTTTTGATGAGATTCTGAATCGTGAAATCCCGACTTTTAGATAATACACATTTAGAAACAAAATAGTAATATTTTTATAAGGAGGAAATCTATCATGTTTGATAAGATGAGAAAAGCAGTATACGACTATGTCGTATCACACCTTGATAAAACCGATGCGGTTTCTGTCACACTTGACGATGTTTATATCGTGTGGACTTGCAAAGCACTTCAGAACTGGAAGGCTTGTATTAGTACTACTCTTCCTGACGGTATGTACTACGAGTGTACATATAACGGAGATACTAATGAGCTCTATCTGGATGCTTATAAGAAATTCGAAAACAGAGTCATTAAAGATTTTAGTTAATGGAGGTAATTAAAATGGTTGATATGTATGAAAAGCCCACGACTTCTGCTAACTGCAATTATGATATTGTAGAACATTGTCTCTCTTTTGGTCAGGCTCTTGATAAGCTGATTGAAAGAGAGAATGATGATACGGATAATAACGAGTATGGTATCAGAATTCGTACATGGAATGAAGCTATTGTAATCAGAATTCAGTCACGTGATAATGAATCTAAGATGACTAGAAGATATCTTTATAAGGACTGCAATGGTGAGAATATTCCTTGGGTTCCTAATAACGAATTTATCTTCAATCACTTCTGGGAAGTAGTCAAGTTTATTAAGAATGAAGACGTAATTCCTGATAAAGAGACTATCAATAAGATGACCGCTTCTATGTATGACAATAAGAAAAATGAAGCTTGGTTTAAGAATCTAGATATTCAGAAAGAACTTGATAAATATCGTAATCTTGTAACTAAGGATAAGACTGAAGATAGCAATAAGTGCTCTCCTCATTGTACTAAGAAGTGTCTTAATGAGTGTCATAAAGCTGAGACAAAACCTAATGATAAAGTAAAAGCAATCATTATCAAAGGTAATGTGAAACTTGTTGACAAATTTGATGAGATTATTGATAATCTGTTAAGTTAATATAAATCCCCACACCTTGATTGGTGTGGGGGATTATTTTATTTCCAAGAGTATTCATTATTGTTTTGATAATCATTACTATCCATAGATTCAGAGTAGAAGTTATCAATAGCTCCTAGCATACTGAATCCATTATCTTCTCCCTCTAATTGTTCAAGAGGGATATTGAATTGTCTAGAGTATGCTTCTTTACCAACTTTAGTTGCTAGTATTTGAGCCATTGCCATATCATTTTCCATCTTTTGTTGTGCTAAGAACTGACTATATAGTTTTGTCTTATCTAATTGCTTTAATTGCTCGTTAACCATATCATCATGTTCAAGATTTTCTATATCTCTAACAATAGATATTTCTTCTGTAGCATTAAAGTCTTGGAAAATTTCTTGTGCTTCATCATCTGCTGTTCTAAGTGTAGGAATAGAAATGTGCCAATTCTCTCTAACATTCTTTCCATAATAAATAGGATAGATAGAATATAAATAAGAGAATAGACCGTCATCATGACTATTAGCAGAGTGGTCTATACGACCAGTCTTCTTAATCTCAAGATTCTTCATTTCTTCATATAAGATTGGAGAAATGAATTTATCATAATGGTCTCTTACACGGTCTGTAAGTAAGTCCATTAACTGTTCTCTTACAGTACCAGTATTATCTACACCATATACTTTAGTAAGTTGCTTTCTCTTATGAGACCTTAATCCATCAGGGCGTTCTTCTATAGTACGCTCTTTAATCTCATAATATAGATTATTTCTAATCTTAGATTTCATTAACTTAGCTAGTGTACCTGTACCTACACCATTACGCTCGATAGTGA